CTAGCGAAGATGTTACTCATACTTATAAAATAGATAATGGTAAGTTAATTTTAACTTTTGATTATACGTTTGTAGAGTTTGATAAACACCAAGTAAAAATAAAGCAAGGGGATGATGTTGTATATAGAGGTAAATCTTTTGCAACAGGACAAGAAACACAAGAATATAAATTAAGTAAAGACAAATATTATTATTAATGGATATTAAATTAATTACTTTATCAAACTATGTTAGACCTGATGTAGTAGAAAATAAAAGCCGAAATTGGGTTTTAAATGGTCGTAATAATGAGTTCTATGATTACATTATAGATAGACATAATGGTTCTCCAACAAATTCAAGTATAAATAATTCTTACATTGATTTAATTTATGGGCGTGGTTTAGGTTTTAAAAATGGTATTAATGGCACAAATGACTGGGCACAATTACAAACCATTTTAAATAGTAAAGACTTACGTAAAATGATAGCAGACTATCAGATATTCGGTGAGTTTAGTTTTCAAGTAATAGAAACGAAAGGAAAAGATTTACATTCATTAGTTCATATTGCAAAAGAAAAGGTTGTACCAAGTATTGAGAATGAAAAGAATGAGATAGAAAGTTATTGGTATTCTAATAACTGGAAAAAGATTGCACAAAACCAACCTATTGAAATACCTGCTTTTGGTGTAGGAAAAGGTAAAACTATTTATTGTGCTAAACCTTACAAGGTGGGTAAAATATATTTTTCAGACCCAGACTATTTAGCAGGTTTACCTTATGCTGAAATGGAAGAAGAAATTGCTAATATGAATATTAATTCTATTAAGCAAGGTCTGAGTGCTGGTTACATTATAAATATTCCAGATGGTAAAAGTTGGACTGATGAAGATAAAGAAAGTTTTGAAAAGAAGATAAGAGCAAAATTAACAGGCTCACCAAACGCAAGTAATTTTATATTAAGTTTCAACGGAAGAGATGTAGAAATAAATATTACACCTTTTCCAGTTAATGATAATATACATAAACAATGGGGATTTTTAACAGAAGAAAGTAAAAACCAGATAATGACTAGCCATAGAGTTATATCTCCAAGTTTAGTAGGTTTATCTTCTGCTAGTGGTTTTAGTAGTGTTGCTGATGAAATGGATATGTCAGAAAAGCAAACTATAAAGCGTGTTATACAACCTAAACAAAACTTTATATTAGATGCTTTAAACGAGGTTCTAGTGGCTTATGGTATTAACTTAGATTTATACTTTAAACCTTTAACAGAAGAAGTAGAAACACCTGTGGCAATGAATAACCACGTTTGTATGAGTGAAAATATAGAGTTAGAAGCAATATTAGAAAAATATGCACAAGACCCACCAGAAGGATATGAATTAACTGATGGTACTGAGTATGATTTACAGATGTCAGCTAAACAAACAAGTGAACAAGACACTAAGCTATGGAAAACTAGATACCAATATACAAAAGGTACAAGTAAATCTCCTAAAGGTGGTTCTAGGTTGTTTTGTAACAAAATGATGTTATTAGCTGATACAGGTAAAGTATATCGAAAAGAAGATATTGAATTAATGAGTATGCAAGGTGTAAACGGTCAATTTGCTCACAGTGGAGGTAAATACGATATATTTTTGTATGGTGGTGGTGTTAATTGTTACCATAGATGGGAACGTAGGGTATTTAAAAAGAAGTTAGATGCTGATGGAAACCCTAAAAAGGGAAATGCAATGCAACAAACTGATGAATTAAACGTAAATGAAGCACGTAGGCAAGGGTATAAACCACCAAAAAACCCTAAAGATGTTGCAATTGCTGAAATAGATAAACCAAATAAAGGTAAATACGTAGGATAATGGCAGAATTTTTATTTATAACACCAGAAGAAATCACAACAACAACTATTTTAGGTGGTAATGTTGATGTAGATAAGTACCTTTTTACAATAGCAAACACGCAAATAACGGTCATAGAACCATTATTAGGCTCAGAATTATACGATAAAGTAAAATTAGAAGCTGAAAATGATACATTAGCAGGTGATTATTTAACATTATACAATGAATTTGTTAAGCCTATTACTAAAAACCAAGCATTAGCAGAGTATATTGAAGTAAGTTCTTTTATGATTGCTAATGGAGGTGCTTTTAAACACGCACCAGAAAACGCTGAACTAATGGATAAAGATGATATAATGCTTTTAAGCCAAAAGTATTCAGCAATCGCAGATATGTACGTATTAAGGTTTAATAAATGGATATGTAAAAACCCATTAACAGAATATAAAACGTGTCAAGCAGAAGTTGATGCACAAAATATTCAATTAAAAGGAGGATGGTATTTTGGGATGTAGTATAACAGAAAATATAGCAAGAGAATGTAAAAATTTACAAGGTGGAATAGATAAATTGTATATATTTCCTTATGTAAAGTATTCACGTTCACAAATAACGATAAATGACCAAATAGTTACTAGTTTTCCTAGCACTACTATTTATGATTGGTATGGTATTAATATAAATTTCAATGAAAACACCGAAGTAATAGGTGGAGATATTGCTTGGAATCAAAATTTAACCTTTGATATATTAAAAACAGGCTCAGATAAAGAGATTTATAAGCTACCTAAACAATATTATAGAGCAATATTTATTGATAGAATAGGTAATATAAGAATATTAGGACTGTTTAATGGTTTAGATGCACAAATTACAGAAGAATCTGGTGGTGATAAATCAAGTTTAAACGGTTATAAAATAACATTTACAGGAAAAGAAGTACAACAAGCATTATATTTAAACGATTTAAGTGATTTTGATATACATTCTGAAAACGATTATTTGTTTCAAGATGGTGTATCATTTGAATTTGAGGATGGAACTAATTATATATTTAATTAAATGGGACAAAAACTAACAGAAAGACAACAAGTAACGACAAGTGATAACAATGATTTAATACACGTTGTAAGAAACAATCAAAGTTATCAAATGAAAGCCGAATTAATTGGCTCAACAATTATAAACGAATCATCTAGTGGCAATTGGGTTAAAGGTGGTATTAATTGGACTGGTACAGGATTAACCTATAATGTTTGGGTAAATGAATGTGCTATTAATTCAACTGTTTATAATACTTTGGTAAGCAGTCAAGTTACTTTATCAGATGGTGATGCTACAAATCCAAGAATAGATAAATTTGTTATAGAAGTAAATGATTTTGCATCACCTCCTACTTTTGAAATAAAAGCAATTGAAGGAACACCTGCTGCAAGTCCAGTAGAGCCTTCTATTAATTTAGTTAATCAAGCTGAGATAGGTTTTAGAATTACAGCAGCAAGTGAAACTACTGACCCTGTAACACAATTAGAAACTATCTATGATGAAAATACTGGTGAAAGTGCTGAATGGGATAATGATAGCGTACCATCAGGTGCAAATTTAGACTATGCTACATCACCATATAAAGGTTCTAAATGTTTATATGTACCAAACGTAATAGATTCAGAAGTAAGATGGATAAATGATAGTTTAATTACATATAATGAAAGTGATAGTTTAGTATTTGCATTAAGAGCTAACTTATCAACTTCTTCTAGGTTTCAAATTAAATTAATAAATTCTTCTAATAACACTTATTTTTTAAGGTCTTTTAAATCTAGTGATTTAAAGAGATTTGGTGGCTCAGAATCAGAAGTAGATTGGCAACTACTACAGATTAAATTATCAGACTTTGCACCAAGTTCTAGAAGTAATACGCAATATGATAGTATTGAAATCAGATTCATAAAAACACCAATATTAAGTTTGGATTGGTTACATATTCAATCTGATTTAGGACAACCCACTAACCCTATTAAATTTACAGACTTAGGAGATACACCTAATAATTATAGTGGACAAGCTGGAAAAGTAGCAACTGTTAAATCAGATGAAACAGGATTAGAATTTGGAAATGCTAGTGGAGGTGGTTTACTAACACAGGTTAAAGTATCTCTTACAGCTAATCAAATTAAAAACATAGGAAGTACTCCTATTGATGTGATAGCAGCACAAGGTGCAGAAACTATTGTTAATATTATTACAATAGTTTACGAGTGGGAATATGGTAGTGTGCCTTTTGATAACAATGGTATTGACATTGGAACACCAAGTGCTACTCCATATAATATAATTCCTGCTTCTGTTTTAAGTGGTACTGCTGATAAATTAAATAATGGGTTTGTAACCTCAGGAGGAATAACAAAAAACGAAGCAATACAACTATCAGGTACAGATTCAGTAGCAAATGGAGATAGTACATTAAATGTTTTTATTACGTATGAAGTAATAAATACGTATATTATAGCTTAAAAAAAATAAAATGGCAGTAACAAAGAATTTAAAAAATAGAATTAAGAACGATACATTTTCAAGTGTAGAGTTTGAATATTTAGATAATGTAGGTAGCCCTATAGATTTAACAGGTGCAGCTATTCATA